TCTACTTCGGCTGGTGCCTTAGTAGTTAAATAATCAATAGTTGCCATATCAGACTCCTTTGGTTGTCTACCGTGGTATCTGACGAAGTTTGATATTACATCCGCTTTATTTGTTAGAATTGCCATATATGTTATTTTAAATTAATTTTCTTGATTTTGTCTTTATCTAAAGTCCTTGTAGTAATTTGCTCTACTGTCTTTTCTACTTCAACTTCTATCCTATTATTTTCAGCAAATATATCGTGTCTAATCCCAGTAATTAAATATGAAAATTTACCATCAAGTTCTCCAGCAAAAGTAACCACCCCTTTCTCCATTTCTTCCTCAACCCATAGGCTATTTTTCTGACCAATACTAGTTAATTGATAACTATAATCATCTTGGTTTTCTCCGTTTAATGAACTAAACCAATCAGGCATTGTTATTATACACTTACCCTTAACAATCTCTGCATTACCTCTATAAACATTTAGCATATCTGGAGACTCTACGAATGAGTGCTGCAAATAATGCGTCTCTGGTTTAAGCGGATGGTCTATTGTAAATGTTCCAGCTGATTTACTTAATGTTCCACCAACATATAATCCAGTGTTCATCTCAAGATTATTAGATGTGTTCATTGTAATGTATTTGGTAGTATAACCACTCTTTGATATGTAAATATTATCAACATAAAGACTACTCCACATATAATTAGAAGTACCACAACTATAAGAACGAGCCGCACTAGGTGCAAAATTAGTATGAGGCGTAATTGCAGAGTTTTGATAATTCATATAACTAGTTGAAAAACTATAGTTATTAGAATAAACATTTGACCAATATGATGAAGACAAACCGCATGAGATAGATCCACTTGTTAATGGAGCAATACTAGCCCCAGATATATATGTTGAACCACTTCCAGTACTTAATCTAATATTTCTATTATTATATGATGCTATATTGTAATAAGCACCAGCGGTATCTATTGTTCCGTATAAAGTATTGTCTGAAGCTCTTGTTTCTAAAGATTCGCTATAAAACTTGTTGCTATGAATAGTTTTAAACTTTTTTGTAGGAGTTCCTATATCTATCGAAGCGTCTGTATAAGAATAAATATCAGCACCAAAATTAGCACCATCAATATCGCACCACATAATATTTCCAAACCCTCCGTCTGTTTGTATTCCTAAAACAATAGCTCCGCCTCCAGCGCCAGTCATAGGATTATACGCAGCCGAAGTATTCGAGTCACAAGCCCCTAAAAATATTCTAGAGCCACCAGTGTTAAATGCTACTCCCCCGGGAGTATCAGGTGTTAATAATTGTATTTCTGGAGTTCCATTTGTTATATTGTAAAGTGAATTAGAACTAATTTGAATTAAATCTCTTGACTGTAAGACTAGAACATCTGTCTTACAACTAGTGGAGGTTGGGTTAAGTCCCGTTCTTCCTATGAAAATATAATTATCTGTGCCACCTGCTGCCGAGGCATCAAAAAATATTTCTCCAACATTACCTAAATCAGCAACTCCACTAGCTCTTTTTTGAATAGTAAACACACCAGCATTAGCATCTGTTCTAGGGAACTTTACTGAAGCTGTGTCACCTGAGATAGTCCCACCACCACCAGTAGTAGCATCATATAAATATATATCATTACCACTTACAGAAACATAAGCACCACCAACTGCTGTTGTTGCTAGAGTTGAACCAGTTACAGTAGCGGCACTCATAGAGACTCCGCTGAGTGTGAATGTAGCAGCATCTATGTCGTATTTTAAATAACTAGCGTCACTAGCACTTCCGATATAAATACCTTCAGAACTTTGAAACCAACCAGCATTAGTTGAGTCGGTGAATGATGTTTTACCACTTCTAACGTAACCAGTTGTGGCAACATCTAAGGTATCGACTGATATGCCTAAAGCATTAACATAATCAGTAGTAACAACACCACCTATAATAGTAGTTACTCCGGCAGAATCTTGAGCCGTTCCAATTCCTACATTATCACCAACTGTAAGAGTCCCTGTTATGTTAGCTGCGGCAACTGATATGCCTAAAGCATTAACATAATCAGTAGTAACAACACCACCAACGATAGTAGTTACTTGAGTGGATGTTGTTTTAGTAGACGGGTCATAGCCACTACTAAATGTAGTAGAACCACTAATAGTAATATTATCAGCGTCTATTGTTATTCCTTCAGTAGAAGCGTTTATAGAAGCGACAACATTAGTTGAATCAACCGGAACAAAGTTTAATTGAGCTATAGTAATACTATCAGCAATGATTTTACTACCATGAATACTACCAGGTTGAAGTTCCTGATTAGTCTCGATGATTTCAGTATTAAAATCATTGGGGATGGCATCTCTCTGCCCCCACTCATTTAAGCCAAGTGCTTGAAATATTTTATTTGGTAATCTTGATATACCTGACATATTTATAGTTTACTGTCAATTAATAAGTTGAGCGACAAGCCCCAAAACTCAAATGGTTGGGTTGTGCTATACTCTTTGCCCTCAATTTCTAAAAAGTGGCCGGTTAAAGTTTTGTCAAAAGCATTTATTACTTTCTTTAGCTTACCTATTTCAGTGAAGGGCATTACTATTTCATTATTCTGATTATATATTCTAAATCTTAAAGATAGCTGTTGGGCGTCCTTAGCATAGGCCACAATTTTGTTCACTGTCTTGTTAACTGACGGATCACCGAAGTCAAAAGCCTTGATGCGGAAGTGAGCTAAGATAGGCTTGGTATCGTCAGCGTAAACAGGTGTGGGATCTGTATACTTAGATTTACTATGTACCATTCCATCATCTACGCCCATATATAAAAAGTCTTCATTATTACTTGTGTAACGTGCCAAGGCAGTAACGTCATCATATAGTTCCCTCCATCTCCAATATCCTAGTTCTGAGTCAAAAGTAGCCATGCAATTAGTATAAGATATTCCATTAGCATCAGTAGCACCTAAGTATAAATAATACTCTTTACCAACCACAGTTGCCCTCCAGACGCTTGGAGATGAGTTTAACAGTAATTCCTTAATGTCATTAGCAATAGGCGTAGGGCGACCACCTGTAGACGCCCAGACGTTATCTTTATTAGCCCATATTAAGTAAGAACCAAGGTTGGCAACAGTTCTTCCGTTTACGCAACCAACATCCCAGCCCTTAGTCTTTGTATCTTGGTCATAGAGATAGGTGCTAAATTCAGTGAAGACTGCCAACTTATCCCAATTAGAACCGAGACCAGTTATTTCTTCACTAAAATCAACATCAATAAAGTCTGTTGCTGTTGTCCAAGTAATAGATCCGGCAGTTGGCACGCTAGAGAAGTATACCCGGTAGGGGTATGCTGTGGCTGTTATAAAGCAATTAGCAATATATAAACGGTCACGATACCTAGTAATGTATTTAGCACGAGGCATATCTGTAACATTTGTAGTTGTTGAAAAAGTTGTGCCTGTAAGTGACGCTGATGGTAGGTAGACACTGTCGGTAGAGTCATATCCAACAATAAAGCAGTAGCCAATAAAATCTTCAAAGTATGTTTGACAGTCCTCAAAGGCATCGTAGGTAGAGCCGACATTAATTGGAGTCCATGTTCCAGCGCTATTATATTGTAATGTCAGGTTAGTGCCAGCGGAGTTATTTACAGTAGCTAATATCTTTTGTATGGCAGATGTTTGCCTAAAATTATGTAGTCCAGTAATAGGTTTACCTGCTTCAAGTGTAGTCCCGACTTTAGAATAACCAAGGTCTTTTATAATTGATCCTTTCTTCCAACCAAGATTAACACCATTACAAATAGACAACTGATTATCAGCCATTAAGAATGGTGATAGTTCGGTAGATGGTGGGGTTAAAAAGTTATTTAAATGTATTGCTTGTGGTTCCATATTAATCGTTATTATTATAGACCGACGAATTGCCGCTATCAAAAAAATTATAATAAGTAGAATCTTCCATGACTGGTAACCTATAAAATGCTAATTTTAATTCTATAGCATTATTAAACTCCAACATTATCTTCTCATAATTATCAAAGTTTCTTTTTCTCTTTTCAATCTTAGCTGATATAAATAATGGCATAATATCTGGGAATGGTATTTCCGTAGTTGAAGAAAAATCAGTGAAGCGAGTTAGTTTCTTTAAATATTCGATTTTAATTGAGTATCCATTATAATCTGCCATCACTGGACAATTAAAGACAATGTTGTTATCGATAGTAATTGTGTATTTAGATGGAAGGCCAGCGTTAATACTATACCAAACAATGCTTCCAACAGGCAGTATCGCCGTTATATCAGTAATAGGAATACCGCTTAAAGTATTAGTAGTGGTGTTATTGGCGGTATAAGTAATATCTAAACCATTAATAAATATTGTTCCGAAGTCTGGCAGTTCTGAGGTGTTGGTTAAGACTAAGGTGGTGTCAGCTATTTCCGCTTGCGTAGCAACAGTAGTAGTTACAACGCTTCTATATATTTCATCCATCTCATCGTTATCAACAAGACTTAACCTATTACCACCGAACTTAACACTCTTAATTCCCTGACTGATGCCGGGAAATTTAAGTTCATAAGTTAGTCCTGACAAAGCATAGGTGTTTTGATATTGAGTTGCTACTAGCGAAGAATCATTCTTAACTAATTCAAACTTCCAATCATAATCAGTAATAGCATCTTGGCAGTCATTAGCATCGTTAAGTAATTGTTTTTCTGAGCTGAAGTCACCGCCAACTTCTACTAAGGCGTCGCTACATGCCTTATTAACAATATCGGAAACGGCGGTGTTGCCAAGTCCAGAGTAAGATACTCCGGTAGAATATGAATCATAGGTATCCAAGGCGACATTATAGAAACGAGCAAAGGCAAAGCCGGTGGAATTAACTAGGTCTTTATAATAACTTTCTAATTTATCAGGATTTATGTTTTGTAAAGTACCAAGGACTGTCTTCTCGCCAGCCAGTGTTGTAGCACGAGAAAACTCCACTTGGTTATAATCAAGTAAAGTAACAGGAGAGTCGGAATAATGATCGCGCGTGGTATCAGCTGCTAATGTAATTGTGGTTCCTGTCGGTGCTGTTGCAGCGTGAAGTTTTATTATTTCCGCATTAGCTTCACCGAAGTTACCAATGAGAATATAATTATCAACAGCAAACCCCGATATACCAGCTACAGTAATTGAGCCTGAGCCTGAGGCACTACCAGCTG